CATCACAAGAAAAGGTGGGGTCACCCTTTCCCTGTGTTTAAGTTAGTATTATAACACGTCCAAGATGGAATGTAAACACTTTTTTTAATTTTTTTTAAGCAAACGCCTTATCCACGGTTCCAAGGTTGGATGAGACGGTCTTCGTCCTACCGTTGTACGCAATACTGCAACGGATCATGGGCCAAGTTCTCTCGTTAGGGCGAGGCTTACGGTACTTACCAATGATAACTTTAATAGTCTTTGGCCAGATAATTTGTGCTTTTTCCATGATATAAGTCTCCTATTAAGGTGTCATTACAAAGATAAAATAGTACGCAAATGGCGCACCAATGATAACAGAACAAATTGCGGCTTCACCTAGATCTTTAAGAAAGTTAATCATTTTGATATTCCCTTTTTGGTTGGTATGGTACTATTATACCATGACCAACGAGAATGTACATAATACTTTCGTATAAGATTTATGTAATACTTAGGTATTACTTTCTACATATGATGATATCATAGGGAAGGCTTGAGTAATCGCCTGAGCGCACGCCTGAGCGATCTGGATGTGTTCCTTTTGGGTACCATTGCCTGACCGTAGTTCGATGTAGTGGATCCATGATCTAATGGTACCATTGACCTGTAGCCTGGACATCATGAGACCCTCAGGCAATACTGCCCTAGCCTGTTCCTTGGCAATACCATTATCAATAGCCCAACTGTATGCTTCACGAGCAGCATCACGGACCTTAATCTGTTGTGCTTCCCACATCCAAGCAAGACGCCGACCATCGTCCGTGGTCATATCAATCTCTACACTATTCTGTCTATTTTTCTCGTCCTGAAGGCGTGGTTCGCGAAGTACCATTTCCAAATCTTTAGTTGGATCTGCGTACCTTTGTGAGAACTCTTGAAAGGAGAACGAGCGGTGTCGTAGTAACTGACGGCCGATGTCTCGGGTTGTTTCAACTTCGATACAGGCTGAGACCATTTCAAATGGGGACCAGTGTTTGTGCTTGGCCAGATATCCGAGCAGTTTTTCAGCAGTCGCTGTATTAAACTGGTTGGCTGGATTGCTAACTCTGGCGCAGTATGCAATAAGGTCCTGCGCGTCATATAACCCTTGATCATATAATTGCCTCGTAGGTTTGGAAAAGCTGATTAGTGTTGCTTTCATTTCTTTAGACTTTCTTCATATTCTTCTATGGATCTTTTAAGTGATGCAATAAACCCAAGTTCAATTAGATTCTTTTTGGCCTTAGCATCAAGCAATACGCGCATCGTTGCAGGACCTTCATCCGAATCTTCGTTATAATCAATCACATCAATCATTATTCATTCCATTCAAAATTTTCACCCATGACATTATAATTATAATGTGCTTGTAGTTCCATATACGCATCTTTAATATCATTTGGCATTTCATTAAAGTGGTCATTAACTACATTGGCCAATGCTCTGGATAATCTAAGTTCCTTGGCTGTGCCTCTTTCATGTGTTTCAAAATCACTCATAATTTAAATCCTTCAAACTTTTGTTTCTTCACTGCTTGTGACTTATCATACATTGGGGTATCATCCGTCAGCGTTTGTTGAGTTTCCTCTACATCATAAAGGCGCATTTTTGAGCGGTCAACACCAATAACGAATCTTTTATGATACGTTGGATCATTATATCTATTCTTTAGTTGTTTGACCATCATCTGGCCTTGTTGCTCTAGCTCTTCTGTTGAGATAAGGGCGAACATAAAATCGGCTGTTGCTGGGAGTCCAAAAGACTCGGATGTGTCTTCAAGGCCGACGTCTGAGTTCCCATATCCACTTCTTGTTGTCTGAGTTGCAGATACGATTGGTACGTCAAATTCGACAGCAAGGCCACGTATTTCTTCGGCAATTGCTTTGATGTAGTTATAGGAGTTAATGGCACCGCCCATTCCTTTCATTCGTGATGAGGAGCAAATATTCAAGTAATCAATAAAAATGATCTGAGGTGTAAATTGTTTCTTAAGTTTGAGTTCATTCAACAAGCCACGGTAATGGCCAGTGTGTGCAGAACCCGTAGGGTATTCCTTAATAATCAACTTGCCTGTAGTCTGTTTAGATATATTCGCCACCTTGGTGGTAAACATATCCTTAGACATTTTATCAATCTGATCAATAGGTACATTTAATAAATTAGCATCGATACGTTCAGCAATACGTTCCTCAGACATCTCTAATGTGATATAAAGCACATTCAAGTTCTGAGTCAAGGCTGATGCCGCCATATGACACATGAATAATGATTTACCAACACCCGTGCCAGCAAGAGCAATATTTAGAGTTTTGTTTGGCAAACCACCCTTGGTGATTTTATTAAAGTAATCCAAGTCAAATGCAACGCGTTGCTCCTCAGTATGATAGAAGTCATACCGTAGGTCTACGTTTTCAATGTAATCATGGCCGACGTTAGTGTCGAAACCAACGCCGAGTGCTTTGGTCAGAATGTCAGGCAATGCATTCTTTGTAAGCGATTCATGTTTACCATCAATGATAGAGATGGATTCCATAATCGCATTATAGACTGCTCTATCCTGACACCACTTTTCAGTAGTGTCCAACAACCATTGCTCATCGACCTTTTCATCAGAGAAAATATGCGGCAACACATCCATTGCCATATTATGTTGTTCACTCGACAACTTATCGGTTTGGTCCAACTCGATTTTAAAACTAGTTGATGTTGGCAATTTATTATATTTGGCAACAAACTTACCAGTCTCTTTAAACAGAGTCCGGTAGATACCCTCAAAATACTCGGGCTTAATAAATGGTAACACCTTACGCATATATTTCTCATCAGTAAGAATATTGCGTAAGATTGTTTGTTCAAGATTTACCTGCAACTTGTTCCTCTCGTTCCTTTAACTGAACACTACCATCAGTAAGACCGACCTCAATAATTGCCTCCAATATAGCAGCGGCATGTGTTTGAAGGCCAACAGTACTCTCATCCAATTCAGTGTCTGGGGTAGTAACAATTCTAAAATTAAATGTCAATTGATCTTGTATCTCGTTAAAGGCGATTGCGTTATATTGCACAACCGTCTCAACGTAATCGCCGGTCATGAACCTAACACCCCAAGCATCTTCTGTATCCTGTAGGGGTGTTAGAACATAATCAACGTTTTCTTTTAATTCATTCTCCATCGGGGTCTGCATATACTTCTCTTCTAATCATATAGGATCTAGCCAAATGATCGGCAAAGTCCGTAGTGTCAAAAACAGGTTTCCAGAACTCTTCGTTCAGAGTATCCTTTTCTCTATATTTACCTTCAATCACTTCGCCTGTGGACTTATCGACTTTTTGATACCAACCGTTACTAGGTTTAACAACATATCCACCAGTGAGAGCAACATCCAGTAGACCGGACCAACGCTGTACGCCACCTTCCCATGATACGGAGATTGGAATCTTTGATTTCTCTCGGACGTACCGTGATTTCTCTACGTTAATAATAAAGTGGTAACCTTGGATCTCAGTGCCAACCTTATCCTGTTGACGACCCAGGATCCAAATATTATCTGCCGAGTAGTAAATGCCAGTGCCACCAGAGACAATATCCTTAGGGAACAGACCGATTTCCTTGTATGTGTGATTAACGGCAATCATGGGAATATTTTTCATATTCAAGTACGGTGTACACATACGGAAGAGGCCCTTCAATGCCTTGGCGCGAGACATATCTGCCACTGATTTCTCATTGATAGCATCTTCCAATTCTTTCTTAGAAGCCAAGTTACCAACCGAATCAATAACGACACATACCTTATCGCCACGTGTAATGCCTTCGAGTTGACCGATCAAGTCAAACTTAAGCTCTTCAACGTTAGTGATTGGTGTGTGCAGTACACGTGATGGATCAATACCGAACTGTTCGAAGTACGATTGAGGTGAACCAAACTCAGAGTCATAAAATAAGATTACTGCATCAGGATACGCCTTCAGATAGGCACTAGCCATAATAAGAGCAAAGGATGTTTTAAAGTGCTTTGATGGACCGGCCAACACCGTCAGTCCTGGACTCAAGCCACCATCAACTTTACCAGACAGTGCAACGTTAATCATTGGCACATCAGTGGCAACCATATCCTTCTCATTGAAGAATTTAGATTCCGATAGAATTTCAGTATGATCTAACTTACTATTCTTTTTTAATTTATCCATAATGGACATAATATAGTTCCTATATAAAAAGCAATACGAAAAACAGAATAACAAAAAATCCTAGTACATTTTCCAACCATGATGATTTGTTATTACACGATGGACACATCCAAACTTTCTTTTTACGTGTATAATTTCTGCGAGAGAGATTTATGTTATTTTTTCTTTTTTCATCAAACCATGACAAAAAATTCGTACCGTAGCCAGTAGAATGTCCTGCCTTTTCCTCAATTATTTTTTCTGCCATCTCTGGTTGAGGTAAACGTATACCACAACTGTAGCAGGTGCGATTAGCATATTTTGCCATGATGATTCCAAAAGTATATTATAACACAAATACGGATGAATGTAAACACTTACACGATTGCATAGTACTCTTTGTACCATTCAACAAATTTAGCAACACCAACCTTTACTGATGTTGTTGGTTTATAACCAAGTGCTTGAAGTTTCGTTGTGTCCGACCAAGTAGCCTGTGTATCGGCTGGGTGTTTCTCAACTAATTCCCTAATTGCTTCCTTACCAACGTTCTTTTCAATTTCACTCACAAAGTCCAAAAGTTGAACCTGTTCGCCGTTACCTATATTATACACTTCTTTTAGGTTCTGTGTCGTATTAATTGCTCTATTAATAACAATATTAACACCCTGGACAATATCATCAACGTAAGTAAAGTCACGGATCATATCACCGTAGTTAAACAACTTAATAGGAGTGCCGTCGATAATGGATTTGGTAAATGTAAACAGTGCCATGTCAGGACGACCCCAAGGACCGTAAACAGTAAAGAATCGAAGGCCAATGGTTACGGGTATTTTACTAGCCATGAACTGTGCCTCGTTCGTTGCCTTGGAGTAACCATACGCGTTGAGTTGGTAACCACACTTCTCACTCTCATTCCAAGGTAGTTCATTGCCAGCCATTACACATGATGTTGATGCATAAATGATTTTATTAACACCACGTTTTTCACAAACTTCAATTAAGTTATGTGTACCATTAATGTTGTTGTCAATATATAATTTTGGATGATCCAGTGAATGCCGAACACCAGCGTATGCACCCAAGTGTATTACAATCTCAGGCGCAAAGGTAGTAACAGCAAAGTCTACATCAACCAGATTTACCAAATCACCCTTGATAACCTCAATGCCTCTTGTTGCCAGTGAACGCGCACGAGCGTACTTTAGATCAACATCATAATAGTCGTTGTAATTATCAAAGCCGCATACCCGATGCCCTTCTGCTTGTAGTTTTTGTGCTAGGTGATATGCAATGAAACCTGCGCCACCGGTGATTAGAATTTTCATATATAGTCTTTCTTAAAATTATTGTGCCATGTGTATCCATTCACCAAACCAAGCTCTTCGCATAGTTCATCGGTAAAGGTGCCATCTATTCTCAGAGTGTATCTGAAATTGGGTTCGGGATCAACGCCATGATAATCCCTATTATTGAAAAAATAACTTTTAG